CATAGCCTCGGAACGGCAATATACCGCTTGTACCATTCCAGTAATCGGATGCGCTATAAGTAATTATATTCGCGGCATTAACAACGCTAGAATCTGTCGAATAGGGCCATGTGTCGAACCACGTCGAAGCCGTTGGGTCTGCGGGCAATGGGGCGTTTGTCGCGTGCGGATATTCTCTTGCTACTACATTTGTAGAGCTGTAATCCCTTATTCCGTACGCTTGTGGTGTTCGCCCCCAATTGATAATAGTGTTACCAATGCAAGAGCAATCAAAACAGTCATTATAAAATGTTATACCGTTTGACCCGGCTTCCAAAATTGTATTTGAAACGACCGATACACCCTTGCATTTCTCTACCCTTATTCCGTTCCCGCCAGACTGGAAAACAGTATTACCATAAACGGTTGAGTTTCTGCATGTATCTAGTTCTATTGCGTCAACACTTGAGACGTAATCGTCTTTCGAGGGATCATACCATATTTGCGGTCCATTAGTATTGATGGTGTTTCCACTAACTATGATGTTTTTATTCCGTTGAGCGTCGGTTGGTGAACCGCTTGTCTTCACTGAAATGCATTTTGACGCATAGCTCCCTTCATTGAATCGGTTATCCTTTATCTTTATGTTGTCGCAGCTTTGCGCGTTGATTCTTATGCCGCCGTTCGTGCATTGGTAAAAATAGCACCCGCTAACTTCGAGGTTAGTTGTCGTTACGCTTATGGATATAGCCTTGTTCAACAGTAAGCCCGCGTCAAACTGGTAAGTTTGAGAATTAGCGGGATAGTTTATAGAACCATCAAATGAAATATTCCTAATTTTTACGTTATCTAACGTGCCAGAGGTTTTAGATAAAAACGCATGGGCTGCCGCGCTAAGTATCTTAATTGTTGACACGCCACCTTCTGAAACAAGATATACATTACTTTTTGGTTCAATGGCAGAGCCTATAGTATAGGTTTTTTGAGGATCAAAATTAACAGCTCCCCCGCCGGCTGTACTCACCGCATCAATAGCCGCCTGTATCGCACTCGCATCATCCGTAACCCCATCACCATCAGCCCCGTAATCTTTAACAGAAACTATCTGTAGGTTTGATTGATCGCCTGAAAATCGTGTTCTTGCCATTTTGGTTTCCTCTTACTCCACATTGTAAGTAATAGTTGTGTTCGATACGGCCTTTGTCCCGGATGCGGTCCAGGTTCCACCGGCCATGTCCGAGGATATTGTAAGAGTCCCCGCTGTGGTCATCTCCATACTAATAGGATTAGTGAGTCCTGCTGAGTTATCAACCCCCCGCCCTAAACCAACCCTACTTGCTGTAGGTCTTATAATGATTGGTGCCCCTGTGATTGTGAAAGCGGTTGAAGTGCTGGTGCCTGTGAAAACCCCCGAAGGAATGGTTAGTGTAACAATGTTGCCTTTCCTCGTATAACTGATAGACCCCGACGGCGAACCGCTTATTCCTGTTGCTGTCCCAATGTATGATCCCGTCACTTCAACAGATGAAACATCAAGCATTTCATTATTAAACTTATCGGGGTTAACATAAAGAAAGCATTTTCTAATTAAGCAATCTACCTGAGCATTTACCGTACCGCTTAGGCCAAAGTTTATTGGGCATGAGGCGACGGTAGCGCCAGACTGCAAAGCAATGCACATCTTATTAACGCCAGTGCTAAGTAACTTTGTTGTTGAAACGATATTTCCAGCAGACCCAATGCTCACAAAGAAGAATGGAGCGGTCACGATATTGCTATCCGTCCTTTCCACCTCTAAATAAAGTATAACTTGGTCGTTAGTGGATATTGTCGCGTTAAGGGTTTGTGGGAATAGGTATGTTCCTGTTCCGGTGGTTAGGCTCATTTGTCTTAAATAAACAGACTCCCCATCAACGTCTGTTAAAACCTTGCCCGATGAAGTTCCAGTTCCAGAGCTTGAAACACCTATACCTAGCGCTGACTCGTCAACATAATCAGCCGCTATCAGATTCAACCTGTTGTTTGTTGAGTCCCTAACCTCTGACCTGCCGGTATTTGTAAAGGTTACATCTACGTGATTAATCTCAGTAGCTATTGAGTCTGTAATATCTGCCTTAAAGTAACCAGATGACCCGCTAACATCTGCGCCCTTAATATTAAACCTATTGTTATAAACCCTCAGTACGCCATTAGTGACACTAACGTTAGTCATGGTCGAGTCGAGAGTATCAAATTCTTTGTCTAGTATAGCTATCTCGCCGGTGTTTGAATGAATGTCCGAATATCTAATGTTAGTCATGTCTAGCGAAGGATGTGCCGCATTTGGCTCGGTATCCACAGCGCCTAGTGGGTACTCCTTGCCTACAGGTCCTCCACCGTAATCTGAATCAAAATACCCTTTTATGCTTACGTTATCCATCGCGTAAGCGTCAGGAATGATAGTTACTCCCCACCTTCTGCAATTAATAAATTCACATGTTTCTGTTGTTGTAACATTACTACAATTTTCTAGCCTGATTCCATCAAGCCCGATATCCTTAAACCGCACCCTATCAAAAAGAAAGCCTGAGATAGTGCCGGCTACAGAATCTCCAACTAGGCATCCATAGTCTGTATTGTCCGTTGTCTCATACCCCACGGTAGGCTTCTGCCCGTCAACTTCTAAATTCATCATGGCAAAGTCGCCGTAATTAGTATTGATCCTGCGGTTATTCCCTGAGAATATTATTTTACTTGTAAATCCTTCACCAACTATTGAGCAGCCAGATGAAGGCACGTCTATATTGGACGATATCAAGCACGAAAAATTCTGGGGAATCCTCACAACTTTAGATGCTGATAGCGCCGAATTTATCGCGCTACTATCATCAGTAACCCCATCACCAACCGCACCAAAATCCTTTACCGAAACACTCTCCCGCAACTTAGCCTGAACATTAGTAGCAACAGCTCCAGATCCGGAGGGGGTGTAAGTTACTGCTGAAGCGTCTGATACTGTAGATGTGGTCGTTTCACCTTGCACGAACGTATATACAGCGTTATCCAATGGGGTATAAGTTAAGGTTACTTCAGTGCTAGAGGTCTCTGTGTAGTCGTAGCTTGAGCCTAATCTTAATCTTTGTCCGTTTTCAAAGATCGCTAGATTATTCACACCAACCGTATATACAAGTCTAGCAAGGGTGAACTTGTTAGCAGTAGCTGCTGAACCGTTTTGATACTCAATCTCAACATTCTGACTAGATACCGCTGCTGCACTCTGAGATAGGCTATCAATAACCCAATCAGCATTGGCTGTTGTGTTGTTGTCAGCGTCGGTTGAGTTTTTATATAGGACTAGTTTATACGCTTGAGATACGTGAGGGATTATCACACCACCGCTAGAATTTACAGGATAACCGCTAGAGTTTATTTGGATTTTATCTAGCGTGGTGCCTCCAGTGGAATCGGTGGCCATGTTTATAGCTGTGGATGTCCCCGCAGCGTAGGCTTTTAAATAGTACGCACTAGCAAGGTCTCCAGTGCTCTGTTGGTATTGCGGTACTGTTCCACTAATTGGAGTCCAGGACATTCTCTTCAACCTCTTGTTCATCAAGTAAATAAGATATTAAGCCAACGCTAGCAAGTTGAGCTTTCTCACTCTCTGATAAAGTATCAGCCCAAGCCTTGTATTTTTCGCTCTTCTCCATAAGCTTTTCTGCCTGCTTGAGCTTGCGCGTTATTCTTCCACCCTCAATAACGCCCGATCTTACCGAGTCAGTTATCAAGGTTCTGAATTGGTCAGACGCTAAAAGATCTCCCACGGCTTGGGATTTTGACGTCCTAGCACTCAAGAAGTCAGCAGTAACACTAGCAAGCAACGGAGATCCTGTAGTTTTAGCTACTGCGCCACCTACAGCCATTTGAGCGCCTTTGCCAATCATTTTCCTAAGCAACCCGGTTTGTTCATCGAAAAGCGTTGTAACTATCCCGGTTCGGACTTTGTCCTGTTGCGCTACACTTATGCCTTTCGCCAGCTTATGCAGGTTATCAAGATCTCTACCGGCACCGCTCGGCAAGTTGCTATATAATGCGTTTTTTAGCGTAGGCTGCCTGTCTAGGTCATCCATTAATTTAGAAAACTCAGTTACATTTAAAGCCTGTTGGTTTACTCCGCGACCTTTGAAAATATCGTTCAAAGCAGATACCACAACCTCCTGCCTAAAGGCTTCAGGTACGTCGTTAACAAACTCTTTGAACCTTTGTATGTCGCCTTGTTTAACAAGCCTGCGTATCTCGGTGCCACCCTTGACGGTTAAGGTTCCGGAAAGCTTATTTCCCAAAAGCCTTTTCATGGAGTCCTCTAGCATCTTCCTTTGAATCACTAGACCATCAGCAGCTTTTGAAACGTCAAATATCTTCCTAGCTTTAGCTACATTATCTTGGTCTGTCCTCATCCTTGAATATACGGCCTTCAATAAGCCTGTTTCAGCGTCCTTGAATGGCCCCGTTCCTTTTTGTATAGCTTGGCCCACATCGCGCCTTAACTGGGCTAGCCTGCCAAAGGTTGCCTGCTTAGTTGGAACATCAGTAGTCAATCCAGTAACGCCTACTACTCTTTTAGTTTCCGGGGTTAGATCCTTTTTAATTTCCGCAAGCAGTGGCGGTAGCTTACCCTCAAGCCCTTTTTTGTTTATAAACGCTAAAGTTTGCGTAGGATTGACGGATGTAGTTTTAGGTATGGCGTTATCTAACTTATTGTATAGCTCATCAGCCTGTTCAAAAAGTTGGTCAATAGTAGCAAAGGTCTCCTGCCTAAATCTCTCGCTTAAATTGGCTTTATCAAGGGTCCCACCATACCTTTCAATTAAAGTATCAGCCTTTTTGCTCACCGCACCTACGAACGCCCTGCCTTGAGCATCAAGCTCAGAGCCTGGGATGGCTGATAAAGCCTGTTCAATACTTCTGAATTGTGGATTCTTACTGGCAAAGGACGCAAGCGGTTCAACATCAACGCCTAATTCATCCGAAGCTTTTATGAATGCCGGGTCCAAATCTACTATCTCGGCCATGTCATCAATGTCAGCCCTTGAGATCTGTTCGACGACACTTTCTAGATCTTCAGCTCTAGCTAACTTCGCCATGTCATCAGCTTGCTTTGATATCTTCCCTGCCTCTTCAGATAAAACGCCCGCTCTGCTTTTTGCAATCTTAGCCGCTGCTTTAGGCGCGCCAACGCCCAAAAGCTCTAACCCTAAAGCGGGGAGAGCCGAAGCCAAAGCACCAACGAACGGCCCGCCAGCCTCAAACCCAACCTCACCGGTTGTTTCTTCTGCTGCTTCCATTGCTTCAGCTACAGGCTCTAAAAATTGGCCTATTCTTTGTATATTCCTTTCACCTTCCGGTGTTCGGGGATCATATGTAAGAGCGTCCCGCACCATCTCAACCACGTCACCACCTTGAAACGGCCGCCCTGTTGCAATGTCTATAACGCCAGAGCTTAAGCCCGCAAGCCCGGCTATAGGCTCAGCTATTGCAGAACTTACAACAGTTCCAGCAGTTTCTAGACCGCCTAGAACCTCTCCTAACGGGCCTCCACCTTGAGCAGTTAACTCAGGCTGGCCAGTAGAGAACTGCTCATCCAACACGGCTTTTATTTCCTCATCACTCATGGAGTCAGGAAACTCTAATTCTTCTCCGTTCACTTCAACAATAGTTGGCATTATTCAAATTGCCTCGTTTGTGGGTTGTAACGTCTTCGCCTGACTTCACTCTGTTCAGGACTAATAGGCCTTATTTCATCCTGCCCGGCAGCGCTAAGTCTTGCGTTAACCGCTGGAATTAATTCATTTTCATACCAGTCCTGCCATACTTTTGGCTGGTCGCTTAGGTCTGGCTGAGTATTTTTCAATATGACCATATCTCGGTCTGTGGGGTTGGCCCCTAAGCTCTTAGCTATCTTAACTATAGATGTATTAAGGAGGCGACCAGCCCTTCTATTTACTACGCCAGCCTTAGTACCGAAAGCCGCGCCCGCTCTAGCTGTAAATTGATCTATAAGGCCAACAGCCCCGCTAAAGTCGGGGTCATTAATAATCGCGTCAACTTGCGAGAGCGTGTTAGTTAATGCGTTCATGTCTGCTTGTTTTGTTTCTCTCACCTCTTTTTCTTTTGCTTCAAACTTCTTCTCTTCCCTCTCTGCCTTGCCTGTAGCAATCTCCCTTCTCAAGTCTAGCCGCTGCTGCTGTATATCAAGGGGGCGCAAACCCTCTATAACCCGCTTTCTTCCTTGGTCGTCAACCTGAGCCCAAACTAAATTTCCTTGATCGTCAACCGCCTGAAATGCTCGGCCAAACTTGGAATCTCTTGTGCCTGGCTGTATAACGTTCCTAACCGCTACCATCTGTTGCAAATCGTCATCAGTAACCTGACTTGGGTCGTCTAAAGGCACCCCCGCTTTTTGAGCTGCGCCTAGAATGAAGGTGTTTCTTACGTCCTCATCCTCAATGTTTAACGCCTGCTCTGCTAGATTGCCAAGCATCACCGCCTGAGCTCTTTGCGCTTGAGCTTGTTGTGCTTGCTGCTCCTGCTCTCCCATCGCTAGATTCTGTTGAACCTGTTGCATTTTTAGCTGTTGTAGCTGTTGCAGCATTGGTAAAGACTGTTGAGCTTGTTGTAGCTTTAGCTGTTGTAGCTGCTGTTGAATCGGGAAAGCCTGCCTAGCCTGCATCATCTTTAGCTGATTAAACTCTTGAGCCTGATTTGCTTGCTGCATTGCTCTGATTGCGTGCGGTATATCTATCATATCTTCACCTTTTTCATTAAGGCCCGAAAAAAGATCCCGATCCAGTTAGCGGCCCAGCCGCGACCTCGCCTTGAACTATGGGTCTCCAGCCTGATACCCCACCGTATTCACCGGTAAAATGCTGAACGGGGGAGGGCTGGTTAAATAAGCCTTGGAATGACCCACCTTGCCCGAAAAGACTAGTCAATCCACCGCCTATCGCTTGAGCTTGCCCTAACGCACCGCCCGCTTGTGCTGCTCCACCTGCTTGCAATGCTGAGCCTATCCCACCGGCCGCTGTGGTTCCAACTGTTCCTTGGCCTGCTGCGATATTCCCACCCATTCCAAATAATCTCATTAAATTAGAGATGTTCTGCTGTTGCTGTTCCTGCTCTCTTGCTTGCTGAGTCAATCCAAGGTTTAAAGCATTTGGCATTAACGCATTTTGTAAAGCGACGGCTGTTTCAGTAGGCGCTATTCTTCTTCGTGAAGCTTGGCCAGCAAAAACACGCCTTTGAACGTCATCCTGTATCGCTTTTAAAAGTGGGTTCTCTAAGATCTCAGCGCCAGGTAATTCAGGTGCTTGAGGTGGAGTGAAGCCAGCTAATTGACCGTCAATAACTTCAGGTGTCTGAGGCGTTAAAGTGGCTAATTCTGCTTCTAGTTCGGCGATTTCAGATTGTATAGCGTCTGGCTGCATATCAGCTACAGGCGCAGGCCTTGCTGCTGCTTCCTTTACAAATTCCTCACGCCTTGGCCCTAGTCCGACTCTACTCATGTCACCAGTAGGCCCAGGCCAAAAAGACTTCAAAGCCTTATCAACTTCGGGTGAAGTTACCTGCTCATCTAATATATAAGCATCATCAAAAGCTTTTTTCTCCTCCTGTGTTAGATCATTAACAGGCTTGTCCTGTATACCAGCAGCTTCAAGTTTAAGCCTTTCTACTTCTTCTGCAACCAGCTTACCCTGTCGGGACGTTCCACCCTTCACAGATGGCACATGGTCTATGCCTAGATTTTCCTTTGCCTGTTCCCACCACACCCATTCAGGGTTTAGAGTACGGCCCTTCTTGGATGAAAAGTATTTTACTGGCATGATTAACCCCCAAGCTTATCTTTAGGCAAGCGATTAGAAATGTTGCCAGGCATTCGATTAGGATCCTTAAAAACCATCGGATTATTGCTTTCGTCAGGCGGTCTAATAGCTCTTAATTCTTCAAGTCTAGCATTAATCTCCGCTATCCTGTCTGTGGGATCTGGCCTAGGCAACCCTGTCATCATGTCAAAAACAGGCGTTGTAGGAAGGGCTACGGGCGCTATACCTAACAGGCTTAAAAGAGGGTTAATAGACTGCTGTGCACCAAATCTGAAGGGCTCTGAGGCCATTCTAAATGATTGCATGGCTTCACGCTGGACTTGTGCCGCTTCATCTGCTGCTCTTTCCTGCGCGCTAGACGCTTTCTTTGCTGCCTTTGATTGTTGATGCGCGGTCAATAAACCAGCGGCACCACCTAGTATCGCACCCCATACCATAATACACCCCTATTCTATATTAGCAATGAAGCCATCATCTATATAACTAATCATCCTAGATGGATCAAAATAAATATTATCAATATCAGAATGATCATCCGATACATTCGCCCATTCAGACCTTATCAACTCATCCATCCATGGTTTGTCATCAAGAGTAGCTACCCTCAACTTACAACCTCATTACCACCGCCCCGAATAGATACCGCACTTGCCGTATCACATAAGGCTTGGATTGTTGCGCCTGTTTCTAAATTCTCATTAATTAAAGAGTATACCTGAATATCTTCCTCACCGGCCAGCTTTCGCTTAAATGCTTCGTTTGCATCCCCAGCAACTCCACCAGCTGGAACGATGTGAATAGTAACCTCCACGACTCCAGTCGTAACATTCTTTAAGGCTAGATGCTTAATAATAGACGTGGTGGATGCTGGCGTAGTATAGAGAGTCCCTATACTTGTCCCTAATAACTGTGGATCAAAAAACGGGGTTGGTGTTGTAGCCATTAATAGGACCTCTCTCTACCGCGTATCATTGCTTTAGCTTCAATTAATCCGCTCAAATCATCAGATATCACAACTTCGACACGATCCCTAGTTCTAAAGTCTAGCGGAGCCCACCAATCAAGCTTCATTCTCAACTTTAATAATGTGTTTGTGCCATCGCTTATCATGTCTGTAATTGTAAAATTACCATACAATAAATCGCCTAACTTTCGTGCAGTCAAAGAAAATACAGCTTTATTGTTTTTGAAACGTCGAATCGTGATTCCAGTGTTTAACGTGTTTACGTTCAAAAATTTATCATACGATAACGCGGGCATTGAGCTGTTTAGAAGGGCTGTTGATATTGCGTCAACCATCAAAACCTCAACTGTTTGAATCTCAAAGATCTTGCCTGGTGCAGGCTCAGCATAAAACACAGATGAGCCCGCCTCTTCGATTTGTATATTATCTAGATAAAAATTGGCTGCTTTATCACCTTGACGCTTAGTTGTGATTATTAACTGGTCCACGTCACCCGTTAAATCAAAATCGCTTAACGGAATGTTGAAGTTTTGCCAAGAGTTTAAAGTCGACGCATCAATAACATCGCCTAGATTAACCTCTTGCCCGACATCAACACCAGCTAACCTAAACCTTAATCTGATCTCGTTAGCAGCAGGATTAAAAAAAGTTAGATAAATCCCACCGCTTAAAGAGTTGTACGGCCTAGGGTCAATCGCGCTCGACCGTTCCAGCTCCGCTTGACTATTGTTTAGTGTGCCTGTGCCATCAATTGACTTGGTGCCCGTTTGCGCTTGTGCAGTAGACGCAAAATCCCAGTTTCCACTAAGCGCCGTAGCGGTCCACAAAATTGTGTCGGTGCCGTTATGAATTCCATCGGGTGTACCGCTTGGCTCAGCGTCTTGATTAAAATTAGGCCCATACTCCTCATTCAACAAAAGCTTAGTTTTAGAGTCCCAGTCATAAGCGTCAGTCGATGCGACTCGTAAGGTCGTGTAGCCGTTATCTTGTTTGGTCGCAAGAATGTTCCCTTTTGCATCCTCGAGCATAGTGCGCTGTGGCATCAGAGTTCCTTGTAATGTCCAATCAAAGTGAGGTATACAGTTGTATTAGCGCTAGCAGTTAAAGCTATTTCATCGTCTTGGCCTAAAACAAGACCGCCCTTAGTATCAAGTATCGTACTATCACCTGCTGTTACGCACTGATACGCTAGAGTGTTACCCGATAATGACCCTGTAACCGCTGCATTACCGTATGCTGTGGCGGCCGCGCTTAAACCAGAGCTTAAATTCAGGTTTTGCCCGGTTATCGTAGTGCCTGCCGCCGTGCCGCTTGTGACCTCAAATAATGTGAACACACATGCCCCAGCAGCACATACGACAATTTCATCTATAACCAAAACGTCAGAAGATGACGTGTTCTTTATAGAGATAACTTCAACATCTGTTCCGGCCGTAGCAAAAGAGCTGCTCCAGCTATATGCTTTCCCGTTAACTTCTGAAGCATACTCTAAATCGCTTTCAACAGAACCAGTAATCTTCAATTGATGATCGTCTGTTACGTCGGGTATGTTACCTGTCACACCTCTAAATGCCATGGTCTATGCCCTCTCCACCGTCGTTTTCTAAACCTGTTTCATGTACTGCTTCGAACATTGCCGCTAATAAGATTAATAAATTGCGTATTTCCTCTAATAGTTGAGTATTATACTCTTCTCTAACAAAATTATCGCCATTAACGCTCATATAAAAAACCACTCATCAACGTCTATAAAGTAGTGCACCTGTCTGGCTAAGCGCTCTTTGTAAAATACTATGTCACTAAAAGACCCATTAACCTTTTTACCATTACCCTTTAATTTAAACCTAGTAGCGTCTTTTGTAAAGATAACAATACTGTTAGTAACAGGGTTAGCTGGCAGAGTAAGAGTTGAATTATTAGTAGCGTTGACGAACATAAAGTCAGTCGCCGTGAACTCTTCTCTATCGATAGTCTTTGTAGTTAGCTCCTTAATCTTTGGCGATTCACCATACGAAAGCCCGTTTTCAAGTTCAGATATCTTCTTTAAAGCTTCTTCATTGACGGGCTGGTATAGGTTCCTCTTCTCTAAACACTCGATCCTTCTGAATGCTTCCTCTAATCCCGAGGCGTACATTGTAGAGTCGTAGGCATCCCTGACAACCGTTGTTTCAATGGCATCTTCAGAACCGCCCAACTTCACCCATGTTTGCTGTAAATGCTTATGCAAATACGTCACCCACTGCCTTAATTCAGGGTCACTTAAGAACTTCTTGGGAATAGGATAGTGAAACGGCGATAAGTCCGTCAAAACTCACCCCCCATCTTAAGATCTACCGCTAAAGAGTGGAACGTGAAGAAGTTAGCCGAACTCGTCCTTAATTTGAATTGGATCTGTCGGAAAGAAAGCATGGCGTAATACTCGACCCTTATCCTATTCTCTCCATCTCTTCCAGCAGATATCCATTGTTCATTGGTAAACGTCTGGCCGCCGTCAACAGAAACAGAAACCATAACTACAGGATCTTCTTCTATGAGATTGCCTATCCCCGTTTCCATGATGATTTCAGCTCTTTTCATCATCATTCTACCGCCATCCTTGCCCAATGCGGAGGCGTTAATAGGCGCTGTAACTCTTTCTCTAATAGTGGTTTGACCGTCATCAGTGAAGGTGTCGTCATCCAGTTCTAGTACTTTTCCGTCAACTTTAGACTGTATTAAGTGCTTCCCATAAGCATATGTATAGTCGTAGCCTAGATAGATCTCTTCCCCTGCCTTGTAAGCTAATTCAAACCAGAAATTAGTTGCTTCAGAGTAAACCCAGCTCGCCGAAGAGGTCAGGATCATTACAAAGTTTTGGCCATCTTGCTTTATACATCGAACCCTAGCGCCGGTAAAGTCGTAGTCTTTTAACTTGTTAGCTACTGAAGGAGTAGTGACGCTTTGCGGTTCATAGGCGTTCGTTCTGTAAAGAATCTTATCATTGCCAACCCAATACATTAAGTTTTCGTTAGAGCACACACAGCCCCTAGAAATCAGCCCCACAGGCGATGTTCCAGACTGAACAGCTACTAAAGGGTTAGTGCCTGCACCACCATCATAATAAGGCTCTATCGACCGAGCACCCATCATATAGATGGTTTCTCTGAATCTATAGATCTGAACTAGGTCATCAGCAAATGAGGGAACGGTTGAAACATTCTCCCCTTGGATTGACTCAGGGTTGCCCACGTCAGCAACTGCGTAATTGTCTTCTAATAGCTGCCAGATAACGAAAGTATTTATTGATACAACCGAGCCCCCAGGACTGTATGAGCCATCTGTAACGGTTGTTAACGTGTTTGTGTCTATGTTGTAAACGTAACCATTCGTATCTGAAGTTATTAATAGTTTGGACGCTATATCTCCTACAGAATCCTCTACAGACTCAAATAATACCAAGCCTGAGCCGCTAATTGTTCCGATAGATGTTTCTACCCCGTCTGAGCCAACAGAATAAAGAGAGGTTCCAACAACCTTATACACAACGCCCGTTCGATTATGCGTGTATATACCTCTAGGATCTCCTGAGCCGGTTCCATCTGAGAAAGTCTTGCTACCAGGCCAAGGAAGCAATACAGAGGGATACGCGCCACTAGGGACGGGCTCAGGGTACATGTTCAAGGTTCTTTCTTGCGATATAGACCTGGTTCTATTCGGATTAGAACCGCCTACCAGATTTGCCTTGATAGTCTGATAGGTCAAGGCGTCCACCCCTCTAAACCAATTACCGGAGCAGCTCCAAACCTTCCCCGCATTTCCTGCTTGTTAGCAGAGGTTAAAGCAGCGTTAAACAGGTTTAAATATTTACCCATTTGCTCATCGTCCCCGGTCCAGTTATTTAAATGGTACAAAGAGGCGTATAGATAAAGATCGGGATAGTTAGTTAAGACGTTGTTAGACGTGTTCGAAGACGAAAGGGGGTTAAGACCTTTGTAAAACACCATCTCGATTGTATAAGCCGATGACGGCGTCCTGTCGAACTCTATCTGAGAGGTAATGGTGAAATACTTAGGCTCACCGCTAGTGTCGGCAATCTTAAGAGCTTCCGGCGCTTTGAATTTAATGTCTTTAGTCACCGATCCATTAATCAGCTGTAGTCTACGCATCTCAATAAAACGAGTAGGAAGCGCAAGGAAGCGATCAGAAGTAGGAGCCGCAGCCCTTTCTCTGGATTCGTTAGCCCTTAATCTCAGCTGTTTATCAATCGTGTTCTCAGCAAGGTCTATAAAGTCGTCAATAAGGTCAGAAATGTCCGTCCTATGACTGAATCTTTCTATAGCTTGCTTCAGATTGGCATAGCTGTCGATAGCCATTAAATTTGGCCCTCTCTCGTTCTGAGCTTCTTGAACTCGTTAGAGTTTAATTTAGCTACTAACCAGCGCCTATTCTCCTTAGCCAAGGGATTAGAGCCTAATTCTTTCCACCACTGAGCAATGACAACCTCAGGGATAGAGGCCACTTTATGAAAAGCAGACTTATTAGAATAAGGCGTACCCCGTTCTGTTTGGTGCCTCTCATGCTGATTAACCCTTAAATACTGGCTAACATCCTGAACGATCTGAACGTGAAACTTATCATCGTGCGGGTCTTTGTGATAAATCTCTGTTACGTCGCCGTCTCTTTCCGTTATCGCTTTCATCAGAATTCCACCGGAGTAATGGTTATTCGAGCGCCAGCAGTCCCTTGCAGATAAGCTATATGGGAATGCCCCGAAACATCTAAAAGAACCGGAGAGTCTGCACCAACTACTGGAGAGGAGTTTGTAGCGTCAACAGTTGAGTCGCCAGGGAGGAAAAACACCGTCCCACCGCTACAGATTAAAACATATTTAGCTTTATTTCCCGATGCATCATTAGGGATAGCTGATCTAGCACTAGTGCCACTCGTAGTGGCTCCAACGCCCTCAACTGAAATCTTCATACACTTCATAGTCACCTCAATAGCCCTCCCGAAGGAGGGCATTGTATTAACGTAAAATCGCTACAGTAAAGAACACTTCAACTGTGTTACTGGATGCGCCATCGGTTTCAATCTCGATGGCATCACCAGCCGCTACAGTCCTGGCCCCGGTTGGTCGTGATACATCTACATCACCAGCCGCTGAACCACTTTGTGTCACAGTAATAGCGCCATTAGTTACCGCAGTGCCGCCAATCTTTGGAGTAAGAGTAGCATCAGCAGTACCAATAGCGCCTCCGAGCGCCGAGCGTATTTCGATAATTTCACCCTCACAATTATCAGGAACTGGTATATAACACTGACCAGCTGTAGAGATATCTGCGAGATAGCCGTTTAAAAACGACACATTACCGTCAAAAGCAGACATTGATCACCTCCTTAAAGTAAAGAGCTTTCATTAACTTGTAGTAAGGTCCGAGATAATGCCCGAGGCCGCTTCATTGACAGAAACTAGAGTAACTTCCATCAACAACTGCACTCGGTCTGTGTCGCCAGTCTTAGCAAGGTCCATTCGTTGGAACGGTCGAAGCTCTGCAATTTCCCACTTATCCATCTCAAGCACCAGAACAGATTCTGCCACCTGAAAACGGTTAGGAACAACAGCCATGGTGCCAAAGTCAGACACATACACATCAACAGCGTTAACAATGGTCTTTTTCTCTGCGTCGATATTAGACGTAGAGCCACCGCTAAACTGTGAAAGGACCTGCTTATTAAAGGACCCAGTCGAAATAGTACCGGGCTCACCACCTGAGTCGTAACATTGCTTAATAACGTCACTTAAAAGAGATTCAGTGAATGCTCGATCAGTACCGCCAGTACGCGCGTCAGTGCCGTCACCAGTAGGCGCTGAACCACCGCTACCTAGATTTGTGTTAGTTGCTATCCAAGACTCAGCCCCACCCATCTCGCGTGCTGTGGTGTCGTTACCAGCTACTTGAGCGTTATTAGCAAGTAATGAAGTCTCAAGATCTCGTTTGATCTCCTTAGTGCGCTTCATGATTTGATAATCCATTTCATCAGCTCTACCGGCTGAATCAAGGGCTCGTTGAGTACCGGTAACACGAGGCACCTTGTCTAGGATCTGAGTGTAGTTAAACACTCGAGAGGTAGCGGTTGATGCATCAGTAGTTGCATCATCCCCTTCAATCACTGCATTCGAACCGGAAGCAGCGGCCAACGAATCTAGCTGCCATTCTACTTTAGTAGAACTAGCTGAACGTCGGCCTACTCCGCTTTGAAAAGGGGTTCGGGTTGGTGAAATCATTGAAATGAAGTCCGAAAGATCTTCTCGGTTCCCCACCGCGTCATAACTTGAAAAAGTATCTGCTGGCTGTGCCATTTTAGTTTCTCCTAGCTTTTAAATAAGCCAAGGCATCTTTCTCACTTCCAGACCTTTTAAACTGCTTGGCCGCATCATCTAAACGAGACGGTTTAACAGCCTTTCGAGATCCTTTAGTAGGCTTGATAACCTTTGGCGCTTTTTTCATTTGCTTGTCAACACTAGGCTTTTTGTCTTTTAGAGAATTGTATCTAGCCGCATCCCTAAATACTGCCCATAACCTCGCGTCAACAACCTGGTTAATGTCGTCAGAAGAAAAAGCTTTAGACTGTAAATATGCTTGAATATTACCTATATCACTAGACATTGAATCTGTATACTTCCCAGTCTCATCTATCCAATCAGGCGCTAGTTCACGCATTTTAACCATCTGTTGCTTGAGATAATCCTCTTGAGCTTTACTCACCTCAGCTTGTCGCTTATCTTGAGCTGCCTTTAGCTTACTACGTCTATCGGCCTGCTTCTTTTGTAGCTTCAAATACTGAGAAGGATCTGTCTCAATCAGTTCGTCCCAATCAATAGCATCTTCTTCAGTCTGCAATAGAGATTCAAGATCAGAGATTGTGGAATCAAGCTTTTGCAGCTTCTCCTGCGTTTTAGCCTTCATCCCTTCAAACTCTTTACGCTCCGCACTCAAAGACTGAGTCTTTTGCGTATAATCTGATTCTCTCAAGAATCCGCGCTTCCACTCTCTGATTTGGTTGAGGGTGATCTCTTCGCCGTCAATGTCGAAGTATGATTCCTCTTCCTCGTCATAAGTTTCAATCGTTTCTTCCTGTTGCGCCTCATCTTCCAAGTCAGAGTCGGCATCCACTTCTTCACTTTCATGAACGTGGTTCTCCTCGCTCGCTTCGGGTGCACTTTGAGTGTCGTCTGCTCGCTTAGATCTTAAAAACGCTAATGCGTCGGCGTTATCGGAATCCATAAAAGGGTGTTCCTATTGGTTAAGTTTTAAAGTTTCTTGAGCCAATAACCCGTCGGTCATGACTCGCTCTAAATATGACTCAAACGCATTAATAGCCTGCGTCTTGCGCCATAATTCATCACGCTGTTCTGTTTCGTCGTACTTGGTCCGCTGAAACTTAGCGTAAATCTCTCCTTTAATCGACGTTAATGCCTCTTGTAGCATCTCGTCTTGCATAATCATTCTCGCTCTTTCTGCTCTTGAAATGGAGTTATGAGCCTTGTTTCTTGAGTCTTTATCCACTTACGCCTTTCCCTATTATGTCTGTAGCTGCGTCAACTTCTAGTTTTGTATAGTCATATTCTAGCTGCTGCTCGAACTGGTCCTGATTCTGTAGCATCTTAGCCGCTTCTATCTGCTGCCTGTTCTCTGCTTCAGATAGTTTAGCCTGCGCTCGGATCATCTCAGCTTCAGCTATAGGATTAGATTGAACTTGTTGTTGTAACTGAGCAACCATCATCTTCAGTTGTTCGTTCTCAGCCATTAAGACTTGTTCAGGTTTCTCAGGATCATTAACAAACTCTTGCGAAGAATGCATCCCCATAGATTTAATGATCTTATCCATGGTATTAAATATCTTCTTCTCGTCAACAAGAGTCATACCTTGCTCTTTAAACGACAATAGAGCTGTCAGGATATTGCCTAAGTTTGACGTTAAAGCCTCGTCCGTACTCGCGGCTAATCCAACATTAGACCGTATGCTATGGTCATACTTCCAGAACCTAGGATCAATCATCATCTGTTCGCCCTGATAGATGATCTCAACCTTATTTTTGTGGTAGTGCGACACAAGCCACGCCATGCCTTCGTATAGCTCTTTAAAGCCTGTCTCAGCAAACACCCTGGCTATGTGCTCTACCTTGGCTGTAGCGGCTCTCTCAACGCCCTTGAACCGCGTTGCTGTCTCGTTATGTAGTTGGTCAGAGTCTAAACCCTGGTTAGCTATGATCCCACCTGTGTCTTGTTGACGTACTGAGTCAACGTATTGAACCACTTGTAAAGCTTTGTCCCCAATGTATGGAGTTTGAAGCATAGCCACAGCATTAGCAGGAGTAGGGTTGTTAGTTCTTACAATTCCGTTCGGTCTGTTAACAAGTAAGTCATCAATGTTTGTATCCATATCGTTAACGACAACACGCGCACTATTTACACGATACATGTTATCAAGGATCTGTCTATACATTGCCGTTTTAATGTCTTGAGTCTTTTTAGTAATCTCTACTAATGACCTACCAATAAGAGAATCAGGCATCAGATCAGCAGACAAAAGAGCATATGGAACGTGGTCCAATTGCTCATTCTCCAAGATCTCATTACCAGCAAGTATTACACGTCTTCTTTCAACTAATCCGTCGCCGTCATAGTCAACTAAGATATAAAGATCAGAAACCTCTACCTCTTCAGATGCCCAATGTTTGACGTCTTCCGATATGTCCTCACCACCCTCTGAATGGAATCTAACAGCTGATAAATTAGAGTCCTTAACGCTGTGTTCTTTGGATGGCAAACGTTTAACAAGCTCCTCGTCGTAACCCATCCCTATGAGATCGCCTTTAGAGATTAAGGTAATATCTCCGACAATCTCGGCATCATCTTTACATGTAGCGTTACGAGAAACGACAAAGTTCTCGAGAGGTATCTTAGAGTAACGTACACCTTTCTCTGTTCTCTTTAATTCGATCTTGATGTAGTTGCCGGTTTCGTCACGGTCACGCCCTACAATCTCAAACTCGTCTTCAAGGTTCTTCAGGTCTTCGGTTAATAAGATGAGCTCATCATCAGATAAGTTATCGAACTCCTTAACCTTTACTTTCTCCTCTTCGTAATACTCGTATTTTAATACGCTAATCTTCTGTATAAGAGCATCTTTAAGCCATCCGTGAATAATCCTGAATGAGTCCTGTTGACCTCTTATGAGATAGTTTATGTACTTAGTCTTCTGCTCTGCTTCAATTACGTCAGCTTCAGAACCAATCTGAGGCGTGAACTCCATAACCTCTTGAGGCCCGAGAAACATTCTAGCAAGAGAAGTCATGTCACTATCAACTACTTGTGAACAATCGGTACTGATAACGCTTGATTGCCCCTCTACCTCGTTACCAAGGGGATGACCAAGGTAATACTGTAGAAACTCCTCAGAGTCGCTTACAAACTTCCCCTGATTCTTTACAGCGTCATCTCTTGCTTGTTCTACTATCGCTAGTAGTTCATGCTCTTTCATTTTAGCCATTTACAACAGCCTTCGGTTTGGGACCTGGTTTCTTTCGCTCTTTAAGCTCTGCTACCTGCTTTTGTAGCTCTAACACTTGCTCTTTAAGTTTGTTAACCTCTACTGTTAGTCGTATGCTCATACAATCCCCTGATTTTGGTATTTAATCTTATCCCACTTTGGCGTAGGTCTCTCTCTAACAATCGCCATCAATCCGAACGCATCAGAGCCATGTGAGGACCAGTCGTGTTCTGGACCTAATCCTATATTCCTTGCCTCGTCTTTCTTCTCATGATACCAGCCCAAAGCTTCTAAGCCACCTTCACACCTCTCAGAATCAAACCAGCAGTTACTAAATACTCTTCTGCCTGCTTCGATCCTTTTTGATGCCGCACCCTTGCCTTGGTTTGGTACTACTTCTACCTGATAGCCTGCTTGCTTAAACGCTGATTCGTACGAAACGTCATAAACTCTATCGTTTGTGCTCCCATCATGTGGAAGATAAACCTTTGTATTAGCTTTAGTATAGCCGCTTTCTCGCATCCAATTCAAATGGTGCTGTAACGGCTGGCCTTGAACTTCGTAATAATTCAAAGCTCTTGTCTCTTTTCCGACAAATTGAGCCGCCCACATTGCGAATGCATCCGCTTTAGCCCCTGTTCCTCCGATATCCGTAAACAGTTTAAAAGGCAATAAAGGATCCTCTCTAAGCCTTCCTACCCTTCCATCTTTCCTGGCTAATGCTAAGTGCTTAGCGTAATAAGCGCCTTCTGCAACGCTTATGTAATCACCATCCCATATATGCCCGTACTGATCGGGATCCTGGTGATAACAATCTACTCGTTCAGCCTCTAACACACTCGGGAACCAGGGGTTATCAGACCAGTTAGCCTGTACAACTACCGAATTAGTAGGCGGCTCTCCTTGTCTCAACAGCTCATCAACAGGATCATTCTTTCTTCGCGGGTTCCAGCTAAACCATATCTGTGATCCCTCAGCCCTAATCGTTGGCCTTAACAGGCGCATTGAAAGAGCTGATAACGTCTGTGACTCTTCAACCCATGCTCTCTTAAAGCCTTCTAAAGACTTAATACTCTCCGCCGTGTGATCCTGCATACCCTGAAATATGATCTGACCGTCTCCGGGTGTCTCTATCCGATCCTTCCAAATCTTGAAGCCGTCTTTCTCGCCTAGATTCAATTCCTTTAGCTTGCCTGTTAACAAACGATAGGCCGATTCCTTAAGGCTCTTTTGTACTTCCCGTATGCATACGCTTAATAGTCCACGCTCACACAACGAGTCTTCAATAAGCTGCTCAGCAAAGAAATGACTTTTCCCGCTTCCCCTTCCGCCGTGAGCTCCTTTGTAACGAGCATCATCCAAAAGAGGCTGAAAAACCCTAGCTACCTTTCGTTTGAGTATCAACTATAGTCCTCTCTACTTGAGTAATAGCTAACGGCGCATCTTTATCGCCGCTTATCTCCATAGCTTTTCGTTTCGGTGCAACATACTGCGCTAGCTCTTTATACATATTACCAGCCAATGGTAAATCACCTTCAGACATAGCTTGTTCTGCTATCTTTGCCATGCCTTCGATCGGATCACACTTCAGTTCAGCCAGTTTATCGATAACGCCTTGTGTCTTTTTGTTTGGCGTCCCCTTTACTCTACCGCCATATTTCTTGCCTGCTGGCATGCTATCCTCCAACTAAATAATACTACTGTAGTATCCAAGCAGTGTTATCATTAGACTGCTGACTCCAACCAGTAGCATCGTCTGCTTGATCACTCCAACTTGTATTATCTGTTGACGCATTTGACCAAGCCTCACCATTATCACTCTGTACTGTCCACGTATCGCTATTTAAAGCCTGCCCTACCCAACTTGTTGAATCATTGCTTTGCAAAGTCCAACTAGTTGAATCAACGCTCTGTACACCCCACATTGTATTGACATTTGCGACAACTGTCCAGCTTGTCACGTCTACAGTCTGATTAACCCAGCTCGTTGAGTCATTAGCTGCTAAAGTCCAAGTCGATAAATCATTGGTTTGTTGAGTCCATACCTCTGTTGATATGGCTCCCCACGAATCACCCCATGAACTGCCCCAGCTTAACCCCCACGAACTAGCCATTACGCTCCCCACTCATCCCCGTCTGCACCTGTACCCGTTACGGTAACGTCGTTAACAGACTGGATATTAGTATCTAATTCATTAGCCTTAGTAAACGTCAATTGATCCGTCTTAGCTTTTATCGCGTCAACATTAGAATCTACCGTAGCCACACTAGCAGCCGTAGCCAATGAGGCATCGCTTATGGCTGTATCACATTGTGCGTTAACATCTGCTGCTGATATGTCGTTTAAGCCGTCTACACTGCTTTGTGAAGCTCTTGCATCCAATATTAGATCCAACCTACCACCGTCTACCCAGTCTCCCTGTAGCTCGTTTGTATCCGCTACAATTAGAGCTGTCTCTGCTTTGACTGCTGCAATGTCTGCGCTTATGTCACTAGCCGGAGTACCGAGTTTAGGTTGCATATCTGCTGTATCTAATAGAATAGCGTCAACATTAGAATCAATTGTATTAACGCTTGCTTGTGTAGCTGCTGCGTCAAGTGTAGCTCTATCTGAAGCAGTGAAGCCACCGCCCCCAGCATCATAGCCATAAACAGGATTTCTCCAGTTTACCTCTATACCATTACCCCCGGTGGTTGGGTCTCGCGCTGGTCGCGTGCCGTCACTTCTAAACAGCCTGACTGAATCTGTCTGTTTAACAAAGCCTGCTGTTTCGTCAAGGAATATGCTAAATATGCTTACCTCATTACGATAATTAGATTCATCTAAAGCAGTCATCGCGCCCCAAATCGTGTACATTCCATTACTCTCTGTTAGCTCATAGCAATAATAAGCATAAGTCTCGGTGCCTTTGAAATCTGTATTAGTGTCTAGGTCTATTTCATTATTAGTGAAATCAGCAGTGAATTTATTAGTTACCGTAGTGCTTGATCCATCGATAGCATTTGTAGCATAGACAGAATCAGCGGTAACAGAAACGACAACAGAAAACCCTGTTGAACCTACTAAGCCGGTATTTTCATATGTTTTAAAGCTCGTAGCTCCATTCATCTCCGCAAATCTTACTCGCCATGTGTCGCCGTCTATGAACTCCTCACCATCCGTGTAAGAGTCTGCATAGCTCGCTGAAGCGGGGTCAGCGTCGTAGAATAGTATTGCGTATGTCGTCCAGGTAACCGTACCATCAGCCGTTGTATTGCCTACCGTTGTATCCCATGTAGGCTCACTTCCACTGCTCGTACCTGCTGTTGTACAGACCATGTATAAACCGGCGGTTTGCTCTGTACCTAATCCCGTTGATCTTAAGACCTTATCACCAAGACTATAAGCCGTTGTTGCCGCCCACGTACTCGCTGTCTTGGCTGTTTCGTTGTGAATCTGTAAACGAATATTAGCGCCTGCCGTTGGCATCCCTGAGACATTGATATTAGATACCACCGCAGGTACATAGTAGGTTCCGTCGTTAGATTGGAATCTAGAAATATTCGGATGATCTGCTGCTGATCTCGATAGATAAACACCGCTTAAATCCGTAACAGCTCCATCACCCTCAAAATATCCCCGCTCTGTTTCGTAGTTTGCGCCTGCCTCAATGATTAGATCAGGTAGATCAAACGCCTTATAAGACGTGTAGAGAGTCCCGCTGATTGACGTATTTACCGTATTAAACACATCATAGTTAAACTGAGATAAGAGGTTCTCAGCCGTATTAGTTCCAGGGTCTACTAATTCATAATCGAAGTTCTTGCTACCAACAACTTTAGGACTAGACGTATGATCTGTTAGAGTTGTTATCGTTATAGACTGATCGCCCGTTGTCCCTGCTATAGCGTCTTGTAACAGGTTGATGGTGTACTCGTATGGCTCTAACGTACTCACCCCCGAGTCGTTTATTACATCCCACCTTGCTTGATAATATCCAGTCTTAAAGCCTTTAAATAGTAGGTGCCCGGTATAGTTGTAGTCTGGCGTACCGTCCCCATTTGTGTCTTCAAAGAACTGAATAACCTCATTTACCTTATCACTAACTAATGTTGCCGCTGAAGGGGTGCCGTTATTAACCTGCGTATAACCAACAACTGAACCAGTTTGTAACGTGTTGGCAGATTTAATGCTATAGTATTTTTTAGTCGGATTGCCGGTTGTGTCGTGCTCCCACTCCATCCCTGCGCCTTTCCAAAATTGGATATCACCGCTATCTATCGTGGCTCCTACGGTAGTAGCTGTGTTGTAATACCCAACGGCCGCAAAATCTATCCGATCAGGACCGACCGCGACTAAAGGAAAAGGGCAGTTCCTCAAAGAGGTTTCCGAGATAAAATCATCTATCAATGCAGAATAAAGGTCTCGGCCTTCTTGATTCGCTACGATTGTCATTACACGTGTTGACGCATTATAGCTGTAATCAGTCGTAAACGTTAACCCATGACTTGATGAGTAAACAGGATCAGCAACTAATGTTACGTCTACCGTTACGCTAGAGCCGCTTAATGCTACACCTGTTCCTCTTTGCGGTAAGAATCCAGCCTTTTGTACTGTCCAGTCATACGTGCCTGTAGCGGTCGTGTTAACAGTTGTTCCCGTAGTGCTTGCCTCAATCGTCTGAGTGTTGGTATCAAAGATCTTGATATCAGAGCTTGCTTCCGAAGAGTTAACAGTAAGTGATAAGGTAGGCGCTGATATTGTCAGAGTCCCAACCGTTGCTTCAGCTCTAACTTGAGTCCACCCACTCCCTGAATCCGCTTCTACCGTTAAAGTACCTGTACCTTCATATCGTATGTCATACGATCCTGTACCACCGCTTACAGTAGCTCCTGATAAACTCCAGGTAGCTCCACCGTGGTTCCCTGTGATCCGTATCGAATAGTTATTATTGGTGAAACTTACGTTTTTTAAGTCCTCGAACTCTGCTTGAGTTGTAACAGTGACACAATACGTATCCACGCAAGCATCTAAAACACATCCACCACCTCTTAAATCACAACTGTTTTTAACGATCTCTTTACAGCCAGAAAACGTCAGGCTACTAATTGCCGCGCCGATATCGTTTAAAGTGGGGTCAGCATTTAGAATTGTAGCTCCAGCGAAGCTATAAGACGCGGATGTGCTTGTTGTCGCCTTTATCGTGAATTTATGATAGTTACCCATATTTATGGTTGTTGTATCCATGGTAACCGTAGAACCAGCCGTCACATTTATCGATAGCTCGTATGCTCCGGCGTCGGCTTGAACCTGTACAACGCCATTTGCATAATTATAAGCAGGCGGGAACTCGATGGATTCATATTGAGAATTCCAGTAAATGTCATCCGCACCGTCACCAATAGCGATATCTTGCACCGAGAAAAACTGTGAACCGGATTGTCCAATCTGATTCGATATTGTATTTAAAGCACCAGCCGACACTGCTGCCGCTGCGTCAACAAACGAACATGGAAACGTAGTACTACCGCCTAACATCTCCATTACGCCCAAATTATACAGCGCACCAACATAAACATATTGGCCAGAATATGAAAAAGGTTTCCATCCGTGTATGACATGTTTCACAGCCGCCCAATTCAACGACCCTGCACCAAACGTGTCAATCTCATACCCCGTGGCAGAGGTGTCTATTACGTATGTCTGCACCCCTTGTGACGTTTTTACCGCTGCATCACCGCCCTCGTACTCGAATAGAGACGCGTTAGTATTATCGCCAAACCCTATCAGCCTGCCTAAGTTATCTAGGGAATCGGTATGCTTACCTTGAGCCGCGCATGTTATGCTCAACTTGGTGTTAGATAGGTCTACAGTCGATGTAAATTCAATCCCCCTTATAATTAAATCTGGGATCTCAATGCTGTTTGACTGCAAACCATAACCGATATCTTCAGTAAAAAGTCGGGCCAAAGCGCTGCCGTTTGTGAAAGAGTCGTTGACGGCGGTCTGAGTTACAGAACTTTCATTG